CATGAAAGCCCCACAGAAATCGCTCAAGGATTGGGGTGACCAAAAATGGAGAACCAAAAGTGGTAAAAAATCTTCTGACACAGGTGAAAGGTACTTACCAAGCGCTGCGATTAAAAGCCTCAGCCCTAGTGAGTATGCTGCAACAACGCGTGCGAAGCGTGCTGGCAAAAAAGCCGGAAAACAATTCGTAGCACAGCCAAAAGCAATTGCAAAGAAAACAGCGGGATTTAGATAATGGCAATCTCAGGAACCACAGCGTTTAACCTAGACCTCACCGAACTGGTGGAGGAGGCTTTCGAGCGTGCTGGTTCCGAGTTGCGCACAGGGTATGACCTGAAGACAGCCCGCCGCTCCCTTAACTTACTGTTTGCTGACTGGGCCAATCGTGGCATCAACATGTGGACGTTCGAGCAGGGCACGATTAACTTGGCTCCGGGGCAAGCCACGTATGCACTTCCTTCAGACACCGTAGACCTTTTGGAGCATGTCATCCGCACAGGGGCCGGTAGCGCGTCTACACAGGCCGATTTGAGCATTACGCGCATTAGTGTGTCTACCTATGCCACGATTCCAAATAAGCTGCAGCAAGCCCGTCCAATCCAGTTGTGGATGCAACGCCTCGACAGCGAGCGCTCAGCGATAGGCACAGTTTTGACAAGCGCAATCTCCGCTACGGATACAACAATCTCAGTGGCTTCAGTGCTTGGGCTTCCCACTACAGGGTTTGTAATAATTGAGTCCGAGATCATCTACTACGGCTCCATCGTAGGCAACCAACTCTTGTACTGCGCACGCGGGCAGGCCAGCACAACTGCGGCAGCGCACATCAGCGGAAGCCCTGTATACGCACAGAACCTGCCGTCTGTGACGGTTTGGCCTACCCCAGACAACAGCACAACGTACCAACTGGTTTACTGGCGCATGCGCCGTATTGACGATGCAGGCGGCGGTGTGAACACAATGGACGTGCCGTTCCGGTTTTTGCCGTGCATGGTCGCGGGGCTGGCGTACTATTTAGCGATGAAGGTCCCCAATGGGGCGCAGCGGTTAGACATTTTGAAATCACAGTATGACGAGGCTTGGGAGTTTGCGTCTACCGAAGACAGAGAAACAGCGTCCTCGCGGTTCGTGCCGCGCCAAATGTTTATCTAAAAATGGCAAACATGTTCTCATCGGGCAAGCACTCGATCGCCATGTGCGATCGTTGCGGAGCGCAGTTCAAGCTGACCGAGCTAAGGAAAGAGATTAAGAAGACGAAGATATACAACTTGTTGGTCTGTGCAAGTTGCTGGGACCCTGACCAGCCCCAGTTGCAGTTGGGTATGTACCCAGTAGAAGACCCGCAAGCAGTGCGTAACCCGCGTAGGGATACCACATATGTTACTTCGGGCCCGATGTCAGATGGGTTCCTTAGTGGTGGTTCTAGGGACATCCAGTGGGGCTGGAATCCTGTTGGTGGGTCTAGTTTTTTTGACGTTGCGTTGACACCGAATTACTTGGTTGCGACGACAAATGTTGGTATAGTCACAGTAAGCGTTTCATAGGAGTTAATCATGGCGTACACAAAAGCTGCAGATGGCGTAGCCTCTAAAGGTAAAACCAAAGGCAAAAATCTTGGCGATAGCGGTCCTTCCGTTGGCATCCAACACGGTGGCAAAGGCAGCAAAGGCGGCAAGACCAATGAAGAAATGCTGAAGCTAGGCCGTGGCCTTGCTAAAGTAGCTAACCAAAAGCGAGGCTAATATGGCAACATTTAGTAAAAAAGTAAGGGGCAAAGAAATTGGCGATGCCAGCGTCTATGCTCAACCGCACACTATGGCGGGCAAACCTTTTGTAATTTCCGAAAATCCCGGAAAAACACCCAACCGTAGCAAGCTGGACACTTACGATGTAAGCATCGGCGGCATCAGTAAATCCGCTGGTAACGAGCCAACTAAGACCGACGGCATCAAAATCCGTGGAACTGGCGCGGCTACCAAAGGTGTCATGGCCCGGGGGCCGATGGCATAAGTATGAACTACGCTGCTCTAGTTACTGCAATCTCCGATTACACGGAGAACACGTTCCCAACTGCGGACATGAATACGTTCATAACGCAGGCAGAGCAGCGCATCTACAACACCATTCAGTTTCCATCATTACGTAAAAACGTAACCGGGGTTCTTACATCTGGCAATAAGTACTTGTCATGCCCCACTGATTTTTTATCGCCTTTCTCTATGTCGGTGATCGAGAACTTTGGTACTGCCACTGAAACGTACACGTTCCTACTTAACAAAGATGTTAACTTCATTCGTGAGGCATACCCAACTCCTGCGGATACAGCGCTACCTAAGTACTACGCATTGTTTGGACCTACTACAACCGCAGGGACTCCCCCAGTCCCTACAAACGAGTTGTCGTTTATCTTAGGCCCAACGCCCAATGCTGCGTACTACATGGAGCTTCACTATTACTACTACCCAGAGTCCATCACCACTGCATTGACTACTTGGCTGGGTGACAACTTCGACTCAGTATTGCTCTACGGCTCGTTGGTAGAGGCATACACCTACATGAAGGGTGAGACCGACATGGTTGCACTCTATGATGGTAAGTACAAAGAAGCACTTGCATTAGCTAAACGTCTGGGCGATGGCCTTGAGCGCAGCGATGCGTATCGTAGTGGTCAGTATCGTGCAGCGCCCCTACCCCAAAATAATGGGGTAATGTAATGATCGTACAAACACAGACCACTTCGTTTAAAGCAGAGGTTTACCAAGCGGTGCACAACCTGCTGACGGACACCATTAAGATTGCCCTGTACACGTCAAACGCTAACCTTGATGAGACTACCACGGTATATACCACCCTTAGTGAAGTTGTAGCGTCGGGCTATACAGCAGGCGGTGAGGTTATGACAGGGGTAACGCTTAACTCTTCTGGTTATACGGTCTACGTTAATTTTGCAAATGTGTCTTGGTCAACATCAGTGACAGCACGGTGTGCCTTGATTTACAATGCCAGCCAAGGAAATAAGTCCATTGCGGTGTTAGATTTTGGTTCAGATAAGACATCCACAGGTACGTTCACCATCACAATGCCAGCTAACACAGCTACTTCTGCGTTAATTCGTAGTTCAAATTAGGGGTTTTTATGTCCAATGAAGTCGCAAAATCAACAGATTCCGTAACCGCAGGTATGGTTGCAGGAACGCAATCCGTACAGCAAGCCAGCGGCGGCGGCGTATTTACCATCCAGTGCTTCGATAAAGACGGAAACCTGAAGTGGGAAGATTCTAAGCACAACCTAGTTGTCAACACGGGTTTGCAAGATATGAATACCCAGTACTTCAAAGGTTCTGCTTATACCGCTGCGTTCTTTTTAGGTTTAGTTACTGGCCCCGGCTCCGGCACAACGTACGCTGCTGCGGATACGTTAGCATCACATGCAGGGTGGACTGAGTTTACAAACTACAGCGGCGCTCGTAAGGCGCTTACATTTGGTACAGCTACAACTGCAAACCCCTCAGTTATTAGCAACACAGCATCTCCATCAGTGTTCACCATTTCTGGTGCTGGTGGCACTGTAGCAGGCGCGTTTCTATGTACTGTGTCTAGCGGCACATCAGGAACTTTATTTTCTGAAGCAGATTTCCAATCCCCCGGCGACCGCGCAGTTGTTTCTGGGGATACCCTGAATGTGGTTTACACGTTCAGCCTGACCGCTTCTTAAAAGTGATTCCGAGTGTTTGGCTTTGGGTCATTTGCTAGCGCTCCTTTTGCGTCTTTATCTGACGAGGCATCCAGCTTTGTTGGCGATGTGGCAGAGGCCGCTTCAGTAGTAGAAACCAATGCCGCTTCTGTTGTTTTTCTCGGGGATTATTCTGAATCTACTTCAATAGCCGACACAGCAGCGGTAGTATCCCCAGTCTTTAGTTCCGCAGTAACTGAGGCTGGGTCAGTAGCAGATACAGCTAGCAGCCAAGCTGACTTTGTTCCACTTTATAACGAAGCCGTGTCTGGTGTTGATACACCTAGCGTAGGGGCTTCCACGTTTAACACCTCCGCAGTTGAGGGCGCAAGCGGGGTGGATACGTCTACTGCTACAGCAACACTTGCAGCCAGCATACAAGACGCTGCAACAGCCATTGATAATACAAATGGTTTGGCTCCGTGGGAAGTTATAGACGATTCACAAACTGCTGCATGGCAAGTAGGGAACACTGCCCAGACTCCTACATGGGGCGTAATAGGGACAGCGCAAACTGTTACGTGGCAGGTAATTAAGGCTAAAACATAAGGGATTTATATGGCGCTCGTAGTAAAAGACAGGGTAAAAGTAAGTACAACCACAACAGGTACGGGTACACTTTCGCTAGGATCAGCCGCAACCGGATACCAAACTTTTAGCGTTATTGGGAACGGTAACACTACTTACTACACAATTTCAAGCGCTACAGGCTCAGAGTTTGAAGTTGGCATTGGAACGTACACCACTTCCGGTAATACCCTATCCCGTGACACTGTGCTGTCTTCCAGCAATGGCGGCGCACTGGTTAGTTTTTCTGCGGGATCAAAAGATGTATTTGTAACTTATCCAGCAGAGCGTTCCGTTTACTTAGACTCCGCAGGTTCGTATCCAGTACAGAACACATTTAACGCCTTTAACGCTACAACAGCCACACTTACTGCGGGTACTGTAACTACCGCGCCTTCTACTGGGAACGATCTAGTTAACAAGACCTACGTAGATACGGTTGCGGCGGACGGTGTTCACTACCATGCGCCAGTATTTGTGGAGTCTCCTGACACTGCGGGTAACTTAAATGCTACATACAACCAACCCGGCGGTGCCGGTGTTGGTGTTGGGGCCACCCTGACTAACGCAGGGACTCAAGCTGCTCTTACCATAGACGGTATCTTGATGACTACCGGCAAGCGGGTATTGGTGTACAACCAGACCGCAGCGGCACAGAATGGTATTTACACGGTAACCACAGTCGGAACCGTATCAACAAATTGGGTTCTAACCCGTGCCACGGATGCAGACACCTATGCGCCGTCAAGCCCTAATTCTCTTGGTCAAGGGGATGCGTTCTTTGTAACCAACGGTAATACTGGTGCTGGTGAGACTTACGTGTGTAACACCGTCGGAACAATCACGTTTGGCACTACAGCAATTAGCTTTGTACAAATCTCGTCAGCGGCTGTTTACACAGCAGGTACTGGAATAAACTTTAGCCCAGCTACCACAATAAATATCTCAAACACTGCTGTAACGGCTGGTTCTTATGGTTTGGCTGGCTCTGTACCAACGATTGCTGTAAACGCCCAAGGGCAGATTACATCGGCTTCCAACACAGCTATTGCAATTGCAGCAGGCGCAGTTTCTGGACTAGCTACTTCAGCTACGACAGACACAACCAACGCAGCAAACATTACCTCTGGGACTCTGCCATCTGGACGGCTCTCTGGTAGCTACACAGGCGTTACTGGGGTTGGAACTCTGACCGCGGGTACTTGGACTGCAACTGCAATTGGGGCTGTATACGGGGGAACTGGCATCTCTTCCTACGCAGTTGGCGATATTCTGTACGCAGACACTACAACCTCACTGGCTAAACTTGCTGACATAGCTGTAGGAAATGCGCTGATCTCTGGCGGTGTTGCATCTGCCCCTAGCTATGGAAAGATTGGACTATCTACACACGTAAGCGGGACCCTTCCTGTTGCCAACGGCGGTACAGGCGCAACAACATCCACAGGTTCAGGTGCAGTAGTACTAGACACAAGCCCAACACTTGTAACTCCAGCACTGGGTACACCTACTTCTGGCAACTTTAGTACCGGAACATTTACATTCCCCACATTTAATCAAAACACTTCTGGAACAGCCGCAGGTTTATCTGCTACTTTAGCCGTTGCTTCTGGTGGTACAGGGGTAACAACTTCTACAGGCACAGGAAATGTTGTTTTATCGACAAGCCCGACCTTAGTAACCCCCGCATTAGGAACGCCAGTCTCAGGTGATTTCAGTACTGGGACATTTACATTCCCCACGTTTAATCAAAATACCTCTGGTACTGCTGCTGGGCTTTCCGCTACGCTTGCAA